TCGCGCTCGTACTCTTTCAAGTATTGATTTGCTTTCTCTAATGAGTTCTGCATCTGTTCGTTCAATTCTTGAGATTTCCCGATTTGCTCGTTCGCTATCTTCAACTGCTCCTGCGCTTCGTTCAGCTGCTTCGCTTGCTTGTCTAAGAGTATCTTCTTGTCTTTGCTGTGCTGTTCGAGCGTTGTCCAGTTCTGTTCTAACTGCGTCAGCTCCGTTTCGGAGATCGTGTACTGTACTTCTGCCCGCACAGATGAACCACAGAATAATGGCGACAACCACAGCGACAGCAAGACCGCCGATAAAATAAGCCCTTTTCTTATTTTCCACATTTATACCTCCAGATTCATTACATATTCATATGTTGCATTGGCTCTATTCGCGTAGCCTTCCGCGTATTTTTCACAGCTTGCCGCGTATGCATACTGTTCTCTGAAAAGTTCATAAATTACATTGATGTCCCGCAGGTTATATCCTCTTTCTTGTCTCCGCATTAAGAAGTTTCTTACCACGGTTTCAGATGTCGGGCACCACATACCGGAATATATAGTGCAACGTGTGTCATCAAGATCCGGTACTTCCCATAATGTTTCTACATAATCTTCACAGTCTTCGGCAAGCATATCGAGCTGTGCTCGCTGTCCTTCATCACTCATCAAGAGTTTTTTCAGCGCCCAGAGATCGCCAGAATATCTCAAATCAGAGTAACTGCGGTAAGCATAATGCGCTCCGCCGGAAATGTTTTCTAATAGTCTGTTAGCCCTTTCTCCTTCCCATTGACTTACGCCGATTGATGGGTAATCGCCTGCCGTGGAGCAAGAGACGGAACCGTAGTCTCCCTCAATCCCTGTTTCAATTATCCCTGTCGCTATCGCCCTTGCCAGTTCTTCTTTCGTCATTTTTTTCTCCTTTCACGAAAAAGAACGGTGGTTTCCCATCGTCCTTTTCGAATACATCAGGTATTTGATTCCCGTCTTTGTCTACAAACATCTTACCGATTCCGACTATACCGCCGACGGCTCCTGCGGACAGAAGCATTGTAATGAATAGTCTTAGTTCCGGCTCATTTCCTTTTCCCGTAATCAACCAATCAGCAATTGTCATTAGAATGTAGAGAAGAATACAGAAGATACATATTACCGCATAGAGTGTTGCCCAGTATAGCAGCGGTGCGTTTAATTTCCGGAAGTAGCTTTTGGCTTTTCTCCAGAGTGATTTTAATTTTTTCATTTCACACCGCCCTTCCGATTAATGCAATAACTACAGAAATAATTGTTGAAATCAAGCCAGCCACTTTATAGATGTTGTCAATTCTATTGTGAGCCGATGCCGCGGTTTGTTCAGACCTCGCCTGTGCAATTTGCAGTGCGGTAATTTCAGGGAGCATGTCAATTAGCATATCCAGCTTTGATTCCATTTTCGCCATTCTTTCTACAAATTGCATTGTTATTTTTTCTCCGTCATTTCTTTCCATAGTTTCTCTCCTCATTTGATACGCTTCCAAAAATGTACAACTAAGTACGGCTGCATGTTGTTATGCGCTTGATTTCCCCCAGTTTCATCTGTCATGACTGGATGTCCCGTTGTATTCCAATTACTACTTATATCGACCGAATAACCAGCAGTATTTCCAGTTCCCGGATTCGGTCGTGAAACCATAGAACCGAATTTATTATCCCAATCATCATTGCCTTTTCCGTTAATGTTTTCGGCGTGCGCATGTTCCGGCAGTTCATT